GCCCCCGCCCGCCAGCTGGGTCCCGGCCCGCGTCACCGCGGCACTGGTGGCCCTGGCGAGCGCGGAGCCGAGCGCCACGAGGGCGACGCCGGCCGCGAGCGCGAGGAACGGGTTGCTGAAGAACGCCTTGATCGCTATCCCGGCCGTGCCGAACGCGATCAGCGACCGGCCGACCGTCACCAGCAGGTTGCCGAGTATCTGAGAGACCGCGTCCGCGAGGCTCGACATCCCCTCCGTCATCCGCACCAGCGTCCTGCCGAGCGCGTCGCCCAGCTCGTTGAGGGCGTCGCCCAGCGAGTCGCGGAGCGCGCCGCTCACGTCCACCACCTTGGTCAGACTCGCGCCTGCCATTTCGGTCGCTCGCCGGAACGTCTCCGAGTCGATCTCGTTCTGCTTGTACAGCATGTTCAGGTCGTCGATGCGCGCGTTGTACCGTTCCAGCGGCGTGCGCGTCTCTTCGAACGTCGCGGCCGCCAGCTCCTGCACCGTCTGCTGCCGTTCCTGCGCCACCGTCGCCGCCTCGATCGTCTCGGTCAGCTTCATCCAGTCCGTCGACAGGCCGCACACCGTGTCCGCTTGACCGCCGAGCACCTCGTCGAACCCGGCGCCGGCCTCGATTAGGCCGCGGATGCCGGATTCCAGCGCCGCCGCCCGTTCCCCCGCCTCGTCGAAGTCCTCGCCCAACAGCTCGCTCAGCCGCGCCACGGTTTGCAGCTCCGCGCCCAGCTCGGCGAACGCCTCCAACACTATCTCGCTCGGTCCGGTCGGTCCTCCGTCACCACCGGCCGCTGCGGCCGCTGCGGCCGCTGCACGCTGTGCGATCGTCTCCATCACGTCGGCCAGCGTGTTGCCTTCAGAGATCATGGCGGCGGTCCGGCGGTCGAACTCCGCCTCCAAGTCGACGATCGCCTGTTCCGTATCCGCCAAACTCGCGGTGAACTTGACGCCCAACTCCTCGCGCAGCTCGGCGATCTTGTTTCTCAATCCTGGAATGAGATGGAAGAAGCCCTGGAACGAAGCCAGCACCAGGTCGATGGCGCCGAACAGCTTGTCTTTCAGCAGGTTAAACAGGCGCAGCCCTGCCGCCTCCAGCAGTTCCCAGTTGGTCGCCAGCTGTCCGGCCATGAGGCTCGCCAATCCGATGGCCGCGACGGCCAGCGCGACGGGGGCGATGACGGCCGTGAACGCCGTACCCATCGCCGCGATCGCCCCCGCGGCGCCGCCGAACATGAGCGACATCCCGCCGACGGCCGTCACGAGCCCGCCCACCACGAACAGCACGGGTCCGATCACGGCCGCGAGGCCGGCGATGGCCAGCAGCGTCGCCCTGACCGGCCCGGGCATGTCGCCGAACACCTTCGTCACGCTCACGATCGCGCGGAGCACGGGCTTGAGAACGCCGACGACCGCCTGCAGCGCCGGCGTCAGCTGGTCACCCACCACGATCGCCACGGCCTTCACCTGGGCGGCGAACTCGCGGAACGTCTGCCCGGGCCTGCCAGCCAGCGCGGCGAACGCCTCGTCCAGAATCCCGACCGAGTTGGTCACCGCGTCGAAGTCCCGCGCGGTCTGTGCCGCCTGACTTCCCACGGTGCCGAGCACGGCGGTCAGGGCACGGGACTCCGGGATCACCTCCCTCAGGGCTTCGACGTCGTCCCCGAACGCGTCGACCAACAGCTGCATCGCGGCAGCAAGACCCTGCTCGCCCGCCACCCGTCGAAGTTCCGCCATCGACAGTCCCACGCTCGCCAACTGCTCCCGCGCCGCCTCCGTCGGTCCGATCAGGGTGTTGAGCACGCCGCGCAGGCCGGTGATCGCCTCCTCGGCGCTCACGCCCAGCTTGGTGAACGTCGCGATCAGGCCGCCCAGGCTCTCGAAGCTGACGCCGACCTCCGCCGTCAGCCCGATCACCCGGCCGAGCGAGCCGGCCAGCGAACTCGCCTCGAGGTTGCCTGCCCGGATCGTCGCCGTCAGAATGTCGGTCGCCCGCGCGGCGGTCAGCCCCGACTCGCTGTACGCCGATGTCACCGCTGTGACGGCCCGCGCGATGTCCACCACCTCGCCGAGACCCACGGCGCTGGCCTTGGCCGCGGCCTCCAGGATCTCCAGCGCCTCGGCCCCGCGCTTGCCCGCCGACGTTATGACAAACATCGCCCTGGCCAGCTTGACGGGCCCGACGCCGGTGGCCGGCGCCAGCGCGAGGATGGAGGAGCGCCAGTCGTTCACCTGGTCCTCGGCGATCCCGACCAGCGTGATGATCTTGGTCATCTCGTCGTCGAAGTCGGTGGCGAACTTGGCGGCGATGCCGCCGGCGGCGATGAGCGGCAGGCTGAGACCCGCCGTGAGCGACGTGCCGATGCCCTTGATGCGCGCGCCGGTCTTCTGCAGCGACGCGCCGGCGCGCGCCAGCCCCGCCTGGAGGCCGGTGAGGTCGAGGTCGAGGAAGACGTCTATGGTGCCGGCGCTAGCCATCCATCTTCGCTTTCAGTTCAGCCAAGTGTGCGGCCCACACGACGTCGAACGTCTGGTCCGCCGTCAGTCGCGGTCGCTCCGCGAGTCCGGGCAGCAGTTTGTCGATCGTCACGCTGTGGCCCTTCTTTATCCACACGTTCATGATGTTGGCCGCCACGAACGCGTTCATGCGCCACGCCAGACGCTCGCGCTTCTCGGCGCCCTGCAACATCGCGTTCAGTTCCGCGGGAGTCAGTCGGTCGTACTCCCACGGCGTGAGACTCAGTTTTTCGTAGGCGAGTGGTTCGGAGTGCCTTACCCAGTCACGGAAGGCTCTGATGCGAAAGGGCGGTCGCCTTGTTTCCCTTCGTCCCCCCCACCCTCGTCCTCACTCTTTCCGAATCCCGCCAGAGCCAATGCCCTCTCCACGGCTTCGCCCAGTCGCTCGTGGCTGCCGCCGTTCTTGTAATAGAGATCCATCAGCACGCCAGCTTCCTTCGGGGACAATTTGCTGTCCTCCCATCTCAACCCAGCCCACAAGAACGCCCGCAGCATCTTGATGCCGATTTTGCCGGAGAACACCAAGCCGCCGAGGCCGACGCCGAGATGCTCCTCGACGAGAACCAGCGAGTTGGTGTCGTAGCGGAGCATGCGCTCCTTGTCCATGGTGATCGGCACGCCCCTGTGCGTGCCTTCACCGACGTTTGGTGTGGTCATGTGGTTCCATCATCTCCTCCTGTTGTGTCTGCGGCTGGCCTCCGCCGTACGCGCACGGTTGTGTGCGACGCGACGTCGCGCAGGCGTTGTCTGTGAACGGAAAGGCCGCGATCGCTTCGAACGCCGCGGCCAATCTCCGACTCCCCATCCTGTCGGCACGGCTTACTGCGCCGCGACCGTCAGCAGCCCGCTGCCCCGGAAGGTCAGGTCGGTGCTGACCGCCTCGTCCAGCGGGGCGTTCTTGCCGAACCCCGTGATGAGGCAGGTGCCGGTATATTCGTCCTTGCCCACCGTCTCCTCCATGCGGAAGCGGATCTGCACGGTGGTCCTCCCGGTCAGCGCGGTGCGGGCGTCGTCCTGTCCGACGTCGGCGTCCAGGTGGATGCCGTTCGCCTGTCCGGTCCACTCGTACTGTCCCGGAATGAACTCGCGCGCCCCGCCCGAGTCCTTGCTCGTCGCGGCGATCTCTCCGGCCGACTCCTGGAACGAGAAGTCGACGAGCTCGCCTATGTTGACGAAGCCGCTGCTGCTGTCGATAGCCAGCTTGGCTCCGAAACCTGGTACTGCGCCTGTAGGCATCTAGCCTCCTTACGGTGTGAGCTTGAGGGCGGCCACGGTGGCGCCCGTCGCCGACCAGGTGACCTTGACGGAGCCGACGTCCGGCGACGCCCTCTGGTTCCACCACTTCGGCGCGAGCGGCCCCACCAGGCCGATGCCGGTCGTCGCCGGCACCACGACGGACAGGTCCCCCGTACGGCCGGCCTCATCAGTAACACTGACGATGGTGACCGTGATCGCGCCTCCCGTCGGGTTCTTGATGTAGAGCACCGTGAACCCGTCGTTGAAGTACTTGTTGCCGTTGACGTCGTCCGCCGCCACCGTCGCGACGTCGTCGATCTTGGCGTTGCGAGCAACGGTCGTGATCGCTATAGCGGTGAGTGGCATCGTTTACTTACCTCCGCTCGGTTTGCGCTTCGGTTTCGTGGTGGGTTTCGCCGGCGCGGCCGCCTTCGCCGCCGCCTCGGCATGGTTGCTCTCGACGTGCTTCTTCAACAGATAATCGGTCGGGGCCACCGCGGAACAGTACAGGCACTGCAGCGGGTTGACCGGCGTCGCCTTGTCCGGGTCGACAGCAACTCCAGCCTTCAACCATGCGTCGGCCTGCTCGGCCGACACCATGTAGACCTCTCCGACCGCGAACTCCTGGCTCGCGTCGTCCTCCAGCTGCAGTCGTGTGCCGACCAGGACTTTCACCCGTCTGTCCGTCATGCGCGGCTCCTCATGGCGATGTAGTTCTGCGCGACCTCCGGGCGGTCGCTCTTGTCGTAGCCCAATGGAAACGCGCTGCCGGTGGCCATAATGGACACATAATACACGCCCAACAGGTTGCCTGTAAAGAGATGCAGCGAGTCGAACGCTTCCTTGAGCTTCGCGCGGGCCACCTCGTACTCCAGTTCTTTCCCGCGCACCCGCACCTGGAAGCCGGGACGGTCGGCCGCGATCGTGGTGCCGGGCGGGTCGCCCGCCGACTCGAACAGCACGATTACCTGGTCCGGGTCCGGCGGCAGGAACGTTTTGAGGATGTCGAAGCCTGTGGCCCCTCCACCCACATTGTCAGTCAACAGCCTGTCCTCGATCTCGTCCAGTAGATCCGTCACGTCGCTATCCTGATCTTCGCCGCCAGCCGCGCGGCCATCCCGACCTGCGCCGCGCGGAACGGCACCTCCAGGTACTTCGCCTGCCCGTGCTCGTGGTGCGCGGCCAGGTCCTCGTGGACGATCAGTGCGTAACCGACGTTCTCCCCGCTACCAGCCGGGCCGCCGTAGCCCAGCACCACCCGCGCCCTGCCGGGCAGGGCCTCCGATTCCACGTGCCCCGAGCTCTTGAGCGTGCCCAGGTCGACCGGCACGATCTCCTTCGAAGCCGACATGATCGTCTCGCCCTCCTCGCGCAGCGCTGCGCGGGCCGTCAGGTTGATCCTGGCGACGGTGAGGCCGAGCTTGCGCCTCACTCGGCCGAGGCCGCGCATCCCCATCCTGACTACTTTGCGGGGCACCCTACAGTCCTTTCGGAACCACGTGGCCGCACAGGCCGCACAGCGTCACGTCTGTGACCGTTTGGCGTTGCTCGGCCGGATGGTTGCACACGATGCCGGCCTTGGCCAAGGTCCGGCTGAACTCAGTCCACGCCAAAGCGATCACGCGTGCGTTGTCGTACGCCTGCTGCGGGTCCAGCTCGATCTCGACTTTCAAGTTTTCAGTGCTCGCCATTAGCTACTCCAAAAACACCCGGATGCTGTGTATCGCTCCGGCGTCATCGCGGTGTTCCTCCACCGCGAGGATCTTCGGTGTGGTGCCGTCGGGCAACGTGATCTCGTCCTGCGGGTTCACCACCGCGTTCCCGTCGAGCCGCACAAACCCGCGTGACATTTGCTCGGTGCCGTCGGCACTACGAACCAACCTCTGCTTCTTCGTCACCCTCGCCGGATAGGTCACGGCCGTCCCGACCGTTTTCTTTCCGTACCCGCCGCGGCCGGTCTTGGGCTTCACCGTGACGGTCTGCGTCAGCAGCTCGAGGAGCTCAGGTTCCATTGTCAGTTGCTTTCCACGTCGGCACGATCGATCCCTACGCCGGCACGTCGGTTCTCGAGGTGCAGAGCGGACCCCCGTCCGTGGTCGATCCGTAGGGATGCGACCAGTCCGTCGTCGAGCCCGGGCGACGCCACCACGGCAACACGATCACGCCGCCCGCCTCCACGGTTGCAACAAGGCTATTACGTTCGTGGGCAGCAGGTTGAGCGGTCCCGTCGACTTGTCTCGGTACGTGATCGTCAGGTCGTCGACCTTCTTCGACTTGACCCGCGGATCCGCCTTGCGGTCCTGCTCCCACGCCTTCACCAATTCGATCGCCGCCTTCTCGAGGTCCTGCGGAAGGTTCGCGTTGGCCTGGCCCGGCATCTTGTAGCCGGCCACGTACACCACGGTGAACAGCGGATCCTCGCTGTACGCCACGACGTGGTCGCTGAGCTGGAATCCCACCTGTGCCGTCCACTGCCATCCCGTCGCGCGAAACAGCAGCCCGGCGTCCGGGTCCTCGATCGTGAAGTCCGTGATGGCGTCGCCGCTGAGCGCCACGGTCGGAAACGGAACGCTCGCGACCGGCGTGCGGGATAGTTCCAGGAGGGTGTCGCCGTATCCCGACACGGTCTCGGAATAGGTCTGCTCGGCGAACTCGCGACTCGTGTACATGCGTATGACGTCGGTCGCGGACTTGATCAGAACGTCGATGCGCTTGCTCGACTTCTGGTCGGTGATCCCCAACTCGCTCTCGACGCGCTTGACGGTAGTGAGCTGGGTCTGCTTAGCTAGCGTGGTGACGGTGAGCGCCATCTAGGGCCGCCCGCCGTTTACTTCGACTTCTTCTTGGCCGACTTCTTTCTAGCCGGCTTCGTACTGTCCGGCGTCGCCATCTTGTCGACCTTCGGCTCCTTGACGTTCTTGGTGTAGACGGCGGCCTTGTCTTTCACGAGCTCCGCCGCCGTTTTCTCATCGAAGCCTGCAACCTCTCCACCATTGTAGCCTGCCCAACCCGTGATGAAAGTAACCGATACCTTGTCACTCATCAGACGGGCGTGGTGTCGGGACCGCCCAAGATCACGATGGCGGAAACTGGAATGGTCGGCGACGTGCCGCCCACGAACGCGGTGACCTCGACCACGCGGATGAACTGCTTGGCGGTAGTCAGGTCGATGTTGACGTCAGCCTCGGTATCATCGGCAACGAGCTGTGCCGCGGCCGCGCCGAAGTCCACGTACGTTCCGCCCACTGTCGCGCTATCCTGCAGCTTCGCGTCCGCCGAGAACGACGTCGGCGTCCCGGTTACCGCGCCCACCGCATGGTGAAGCACGCACGACAAGAACCCCTGGCGGCCGATCCCCACCCCGTTGATGGTCGCGCCTGCACTGTCCTCAGGGTCGATGCCGACCTGCGGCTTGATATAGGCGCCTACGTCTTGCTGAATCATCGTCTGTGCTCCTTTAGCTACTCAGGATCAGGTTCCCCAAAGTACCGTGTCCAGGATCGCGATGGCTTCGTCGTGGCGCATCACGAGGTCGTGCTCGATGATCGCCCGGATCACCGTCTGGTCGAGGCTGAACGCCGCCACGACGTTCGAGCCGTCGTGGTATGCCGCCTCGGTGCTGACGTCGAGCATGATCTGCGTCGCCTCCGCGATCACGACGTCCGAGAAATCCACGAAGTAGATCTCGCTCTCGTCGCTGCCGCCTCCCAGGTTGTCCGGGATCTGGCTGGAAGTCTTGAACGGGAACCCGAACAGCGTGCCGAGCTGCAGCTCGTCTTTGAAAACGAAGTTGTTGTTGGCGTCGAGCAGGGTGAACAGGAAGCGCCACGTGCGCCACGAGAACATCCACGCCGGTCGCAGCATAGCCACGTTCCCGCCGGCCAGCGCCTCGATGAGCTTGCCGAGCTCCGTGACGGTGTTCGTCACGTTGATCGTCGCGCTGGAGTTGAAGATGTTGGCGGCCAGGGCCCAGTTCAGGATTCCCTTCGGCTCGCCGCCGGTACCGTCGGCGCGAATGAAGGAGACGTCGGACTTCTGCGCGATGCCGTTGACCAGGTCGTCGCGGACCATCGCGTCGGTTCCTGCCCCCCGGCGTCTGATGAGGTCGTTCGAGACGGGCACGAGCGCGGCAAGCTTCCTAGCCGTCGCAATCACCTGCCCGAATGCCATCTGTGTCTTGGGAGCGTTCGCGTTCTCTCCGATGTAGCTGGCCGTGATACCGCCAGTGATCTTCGGCAGCGTCAACTTCCCGGTATCCATCGGTGCGATCACCGGATTGAGCTGTCGTACGATCGATGCCGGGCGGAGCAGCTCGATCAGGTCGGTGGCGATCTCCTCTTGCAACAGGAAACCTCCGGTCGCGCCATCGGTAGCGGACAACTGCTTCTCGAACTCCCTGACCGGCACGCTGTCCTCGCCGAAGTACTGCTTGGAGAGTTGGCACGCCTTCTCGAGGTCGCCGCGCGCAGTGGCGAAAGCCATCACGATGCGACCGACGTCGCGCGACCTGATCTCCGCCGTGCTTCCGCGCGCGGCGATTGCCGGCGTTGCCGCAGCACTGGCGATCGCGCCCGCGATACGGGAGTCACCCTTGCCGTCCACGAGTGCGTCGATCTGTTTCTCGACGGCGTTTCTCACCAGCGGGCTGCAGGTTTCCTGCACCAGGCTGACGAGTTGTGCTCGTGCCTCAGCTGTCAGTTCCATTTTCGGTTCTCCCTAAAAGTCAATCCAGTCTTCCCGTCCGCACCGCCAGCGCAGTCCGCGCGGCCTCATTGATGGCAGCCGAGAGTGCTTCTGTCAAGATGTCGTTCATATCTTCGTCCGACACGCCGGCCACTATAGTCTGTTTCTCCGGAGCCATGAGCGACGTCAACAAATCCTCGACCTCCGCCTTCACGTCGACCGGCGCCGCGGGCTCCGCTTCGTCGGCCACCGCGGCAAACTCCTGGTCGAACCCGAGCGCGATCAACAGAGAGGCTCGGTCGTCGTCGCCCAGCGGCCCGCCGTCCTTGAGAATCGCCTTGCATCCGGCCTCGTACACCGCCCACCGCGTCGGACTGTTATCCCACGGCGCGATGTCGGCGAACTCCCGGTAGTGCTTGCCGAGATGGGCCTTG